TCGTCGTGCTCATGGTCGTGTCCATCATCTGCAGCCCCCGTGCCCTTAATTTCCAAGCACTTGTTGCATACCTTGACATGGCATAGACTACACTTCCATTGTGATGAGAGGAACCCATTACAATCAGCGCCTGGGCATTTCTTGACAAACTGTCTTTGTTCTGTTTTATGACTGTCATCTTGTCCACCAAATCGGAGATGGTGAATCGCGTCTGAAATATGCCTTTTCATAACTTTGACCTCTTTCATATGTTTGGTCAAATCTTCCTTTTTTTGGAGGTCATCGGGGGTCAATACGCGCAGCACCATCATGTTATCTTTCCATGTGTAGCTTAAATTAAATAATTGCTCATTTATGCCAGCAATTGTATCCCGATGTGTTTTGAGACTAACTTGTAAAAGGCGGCGCTCTTCATCAACCTCTAATTCAGCTTGAGATCCGGGTAACATGCACTTTTCGCGCTCAAAAAGGATGCTTTGGCGATGTGCTTTGTACTCCTTCTGCAAGAACACCTTTGGGAACATCTGTTGTATATGCTCATACAAGAATCCGCGCTTACACGACATACAATGAGGATCATTGAATGTGTCCAATATGAATTTCTTGTGGCAAGAACGGCAACAATCAAATTCACAAAAAGGACATTTCAAACACTTGCGATCAGAACGATTGTATGTTTCACAGCATATACTGCAGTCCGTCATCTGCTATATTGCAACTTCGCCATAATCTTATATGGTTTATCAATTTTTTTCCAATTACGCGCGAGACACTGGCTTGAGTGATAGGTTATCGCATTGAAACGCAACACCCCGTCCAGTTGAATTGCTGATATCAACACGGTTGGCGTTGATAACCTCAAAGGCAACCATATAATGATCGCGCATGTTTACCCAAGATACATCAGTATTCACAAACTTCGTCATATGAGCACGAAGTTGCTCTACATTGACACCAGTTATGTTGCGGCATTTCATGTCATCGGCACTATCACCTTTCTGCAAGAACTCTAGCACGCGTCTCTGGTTCCGCTGAACGAGTACATAGTTGCGTGTGTTTTTAGCCATCGTATGCTGCTGATAGAAGCAATACCTTGACTATCTTTATATGCCTTTTTGGGCACGGGCACCTTGTTTCGCTAGGCGATCGGCAACATCATTCCATATACTATAATAGTCCCGTTGTCCTGTGTGAGCTCGTACGTGACGAACTATCACTGTACGCTCTTGTATGAGATCATCTATCATTTTGACGAGATCCAAATTTTTGACTGGAAAATTATCGGCTTTCTTCCAACCGTTCCGCTTCCAAGTGCGCATCCACTTGTTTATAGTGTTAACGAGCAATTCACTGTCGGTGAATACAGCAACTTTGCGCAGCCTCAATGGGTCTATTACATTTGCTTGCTGAAGCCCACGAATAAGACCCATGTACTCTGCTCGGTTGTTAGTGAGTTTTCCTAGTAACTTTTCTGATATGTTCATATCTTGTTGGTCGGGAAACACAGCTGCGAAACCACCACATTTCCCTGGTACACAACTGCCATCACAAAATATTGTTATAGGCGGTCTTTCATCACATTGAGTCACTATCAAAGGATCCGATGACTCTTGTGTCCCCGGCGCCCCAGAAAATAGCATTTTGGCAATATCTTTTCCCCCACATCCATCTTCAGAAAACATCTTGAATACTCGAGACCTCGGTGGAACCACTTCTACTTCCTTGCATGTTGGTTGTGTATTCTTGTCTGTAGCATCTTCCCGCTTAAAATAGTCAACAATGCTCTTCATTATATTGTATACAATTCACCAACACTCTATTTTTTTGTGTTTTACCGCTCACATTGATAGCAATGATAAACGCTGCTGACACTCAACGTGCTAGATACTGTTCACACATCATGTGAATCTGTCGTCCTTCTTTGGAGTCGAACCCAACCTCATGTGTTATATCGACACTGCTCAATATCCGTGAATTGAACAAGGTGTAAGTTGTTTCGATGGGCACAATTTCATACTTTATCTCCAATGAAATTGTTGTACGTAGTTCAGCAATTCCTACGAATCGCTTAATCAATATTATGTAATAATATCGCACAAGGTGATCACATTGCCACGTTTGCTTTATAGATGTATAAAACCGCGGAAACACTTCGAAAAAGGATAAGTGGTTGACGCAACGTACTTCGCTCACCGATTTAATTTCAAGGTGATGGATCAAGGAAATGATTGTTTGATTAACGAGAGCTATCATTTCATAGCACATTTTGGTGGTTGTAGTTATGGCTTCAACGTTTTGACGCATCACATGCTGCAAGTGCTTCGAAGCACATGACACACGAACAAGATCTTTTGGGAGCAATGCTACAGCCATATGAAAAATACTGGCATCATCAAGTGTGTCCAACATTATTATACACGGTAGAATATTTCAATCAAAAAACACGCATATAAAAATTTGACGCACAACACTGATTATCAACTCATATACATAATGTTCCTGGTATTCGATACAGAAACGTCAGGCCTGCCTACATTTACAAGACGGTATCCATATGGAATATCAGGAAATGACACGTGTCGCCTAGTTCAAATCAGTTGGATCCTTGTGTCAAGCGATTTGGAGGTCTTGGAAAAAAAGACATACTTGGTAAAACCAAAAGATTTTATCATATCGGATGGAAGTTACAAGATACATGGTATATCTAATGAATATGCACAAGATCATGGTGTACCCGTAGAAGTGGTGCTTGCAGACCTCGAACGTGCAATGGAAGGCGTGCACACAATCGTGGCACACAACATAACTTTTGATGTCAATGTACTAAAGAGTGAATGTTATCGGGTTCAGTTCACACGCTTGTCCAGAATGGTTATGACAGCAAATAGGTTTTGTACCATGAACAAAGCAAAATTGTTACTGTCATTGACCAAAAACCCAAAATTGAGTGAATTGTATAAGATGCTTTATGATGAGGACATGCAAAACGCTCATGATGCCGAGTTCGACACTCACTATTGCTATATGTGCTTCTTGCAACTCGTTTATATTCCTGCTGTGAATCCCGTACAAGTTAGAGTCTCATCACCCAAGCGCAAGCTAGCGTCCAAGTAGCAGCCTGCTGATTTTTTCATATTGTTTGAACATTTTTTGATCTTGTTTGGCGATGTTTTCTTGCCGCTGCTTTTCGAGCGCTTCTTCAGCCATTTGTTTTTGCACATACAACCGTTGCTCTTTTGCTGTCATGGTTGTTCGCATGCTGCTTCTGTCTGCCTGTAACTCGTCGATGCTATTATACTCTTTGCGAGCGCCGAAGCCACTTCTGTCCACCAAGTGCGTCGTAGTATGTGCCTTTCTATAGTCCATGTAGTTTAAGGTTTTGTTGGTCAGGTTGTCGCCACTAAAGTCGCCAATCTGGCTGATTCCCAATTCAGCGTACCCCATGCGCTTCGTCGACATCATTGCTTCCGGTTCTTTGTACACCACAAGGTTTCTACCCGTACCCGTTACATTCTTTTCAAATATTGTATTGAACTTGTCAGCACTGACTTTGCCTATTTTATTGTCGATGTTTATGTCTTCTCTGTCTGGCCTACTCTTGCTCATCCAACTCCCATAACCTTTGTCGACCGCATCCTCCACTTTATACTGATCAAATACTTGGTTGAATTTATTGATGTTGAACGACGAACCACCTGCACTACCACGCTCCGTTCCTTGCTTTTCTATTGTTGTGCGCGAATTTTGTTTCATCTGCTGGAATGGTTTGTCAGACTCCCTCCGTTCGAGTTCCTTCAATAATGCTTTGTATGACTGAGTCACCAATTTGAAAAGGTAATCGGAGCATCCACTTTTGTCCGGATGCGTTTTCAAGGCGACGCGCTTGTAGTTGGCCTTGAGTTGTTCCAATGTAAAGTTCTTTGGCAAATCCAAGATCTTGTAAGGATCCATTAATATTCAACGAGGAAAAAATGTCCAACCGACTTGACGCGTAGCATAATTGATATAAATACATCTTTACCAAGCATATATAAATACGCAGAATGTCAAAAGATTTGTACGGCTTGTTAGAGATTGGCAAGACCGCCACTCAAGAGGACATCAAAAAAGCTTACAAAAGATTGGCAATGAAATATCATCCCGATAAACACTCTGGGGAAGCTAAAATAGAGAACGAAAGCAAGTTCAAAGAAATCAGCGAAGCATATGGTGTGCTCGGTGATGTTGAGAAACGGCAAAACTTTGACAAATTTGGCATCATGGACGACAGCAATCCGCAGGCAGGATTCAACCCCCATGACATGTTTAGCGAGTTCTTCTTCAACATGGGAGGCGGTGGGGCACAACATTTCAACATGTTCCAACAACAGCAAGCGCCCCCAAAACACGATGTTATAGAAATTGCTGTGTCATTGACGGACATATTTAATGGATCGAGTAAAAAAGTTCAGTACGATATCCTCGATAAATGTGACGTATGCTCCGGGCATGGAGTTAAAGACCCTACCAGTGATGTGATCAACTGCCTCGCGTGTGGAGGTGCGGGTCATTTCAATCAGCAACTCGGACCCATTGCCATCAAGCAAATGTGCCCTAGTTGTGGAGGCAAAGGTAGAACCATCAAGCCTGGAAGGCAATGCAATGGTTGCAAGGGTGCCAAAGTCGTTTACTATAGCCGCTCGTTTGATATTCGTATTCCCCAAGGAGTTCCGAACCGACACATTCACAGGCTCGAAAAGAAAGGGTCTTTTGACGTCAACACAGGAACCTACAATGACATCGCACTAATCTTCGTTCATGACATCAGCAAAGAGTATCGATTGGAATATCCGTCCCATAATGTTTACACCTCATTAGATATCAATATAGATGAGTTACTGTGTGGATTCTCCAAAACCATCAAGATTTACGGTAAGGACTTGACAATTTGTAGCCAAAAATACTTCAACCCTACGACAGATCTTTGTGTAAAAGGATATGGCATTCCAATGTTCAAGAAAAAAGAGCACGGAGATTTGTTCCTAAAAGTAAACATCGTGTACCCCGATGAGGACGATGCTAAGCTCAAAAAATATCACAGCGTGTTCACTTCTATGTACAAGAAACCGGAACTAGTCGTTCCAAAAGACGCACTAGATGTCGCGACGCTGTGTTAAAAAGTTGATGGTACCGTTTGGCAGCATCGTTCCTATCATAGTGGGGTTATCCAAGTCATACGTGTAAACAGTCCCAGTGTCGTCTACCAAAAATGTCTTGCCCTCATACTGATACTCCTCCGTAGCGAGTAATTCCGCTTCTTCCCTGACCTTCCGCCTACTCTTGCGTTTAGGCACGACCTTGGGTAGTGATGACCTATTCAAATATTTGATGAGCAACTCATCATATGGGATATTGTAATCAACGGATATGTGATGTATTACGTCTGATATTGCAGTTTCTACCAGAGAGCATATGCTGGTCATTGTAGATTCAACCGTAGTACTTGCCCCCATTATGTGGTAATTCCGTCCATCATCTTTATATCTCTTTGTGCTTGACTACGTAGACTTCAAATCCTCGACAAGACGAAGTGTGTCGATTGCGCCCAACCTGAACTTGATATCCTTCTCTCGACGCACATTACACATCATCACATACTTTGTGTGGTCCGGGTCGAAATATTCGTTCAACTCTTGGGTCAGACCAGTGACGGAACAACTCGCATCGTACAAATTGTTGAACTTGTTGTATTTATCGAAATAGAGACGCGGAACATCTGTTATAGTACAATCGTCTCGGCTTTGGAACATGTTACCGTCCTTTTTAACATTGAGCATCGATATCAACTCGACGTTAGCTTGGTTGATGAAGAACCCCTCTTGAATGATCCTCAACAAGTACTCTTGTGAAAATGACACATCGCGACCATCTATGATGACAGATCGCCTCAAACTCTTGAAATAGTCGTCAAGATAAGCATCGAATTGATCTTTGAAGTTGCTCAAGGCCATTAAGTATGACACCTTGTCCGTCATTGTTTTTTTGTCAAAACGGTTTTTACCACCGTCTTCCAATACTCCGACTAACCCAGTCACATCGTATTTGCGGGGTCCGTCCAAGTAATCGACGACGGTTTGTGTGGATATGCCACGCGAAAGTTCAATGCTCTTAGTCCCGAATACACATGCTGCTAGGTTTTCGTCGACGTCACCCAACAGAGGTGGGAACATGGTTCGTTGCTCAGAAAAGTCAAGATTTTTGGGAATGTTGGATGACGCTTTGTTTTCGAGCATTGCTTTTATCAATACGTTGTATTTGTATCGTAGCAATGCGACTAAC